AAAAGCTGTTCGTGAATGACGCATATCCTGCATTTTCAGTGTCGCCTACATAAACTAAATCACCTTCACGGGGTCTGATTCTATTTGGAATGCCTAGCTCGATGAATCTTTTTTTACTCAATACGAATGTGGCAGTGTCTGTCATCCGTAGACCAAATTTCGACATTATATCACCTTCACCGCCATAACCTGTAATTTCTTTCAAGTAAACTTCAATCTTGAATGCAGAATTGAACGATGATTTCTTTGGCTCACCAAGTATCGGATCAATTTCTAGATATTCTCGTGGAATATAGAAAACATCAAATCCTGCATTTCTGATGCTCTCAACCACCAGACTTTCGTAGAAAGACTGTTCTGATTTATTTTTGAGGTGGTTAAAGTAAGGATTTGTAGTCATTTAACCAACCATGAAATCTATAGGTAATTGCCATACATCCTGTAACTCTTCTTCGAGTTGTTGAATTTCAGCATTAGCATCATCAAAAAGTTGTCTGCCATTTAAAGTAATGCCAGAAGGTAATTGAAACCCATCATATTTGATTAAATTCTGACCCCATTGCCTTTTAATCAGGGCAGACGCATATTTTTTCAGCCAGATATTATTCCAAACGCTATCATAATCTTCTGGGTCTATGATCACGTAAGCTTCTAATACGATATAATCACCAGGTTTGAAAAGCGTCCAATCGGTATCCAGGAAAAGACGATTTGTGTGACGATTCCAGCGAATCATCTTTTCGCGGTTGAAAAATTCATTAATTGTCTTCAAATATTCTTCAGTGATGGCATAGCTATGTAATCCATCGTTAATTAAACGTTTCACATTCATTATTTCTGTTAAGAAAAATTGATATTCGAGATTTAAGCTACTAGAAATGTTATTGAATGGTAAGATTCGAAGAATCGTTACAATATTTTCAGGAATTGTAATGTAACGATTGGTGATATCATCTGAAGTTAAAGTAACGGTTACAAAATTCTTTTCAGATCCTTCACCATGAAATTCCCAAAATTTCTGTAGCGCATCATCGATACAATCATCAATCTGTTCATCAGCAACATTAATTTCGATGACTGGTGCACCAAGTTTTCTTAAACAATATTCTGCGAATTGCTGCCGTGTGTAGATGGTTGCCATAGTTCAAATCCTCTTATGTTTTTATTTATCATAATAGTCAAGTAAGAAAATTCATGTGTTAGTTTATCGATTCATTGTAATTTTTCAGAGGATTTGAACTATGAAAGAAATGCTAGTGTAAAAGATGGATCTTGCCTTCTCGTTTTAGTATGTTACCGCATTGATGGTTTCATCAAAGTAATTTTTTATAATGTTAGAGCTAGTCCGAGGCAATGACTAAATTGAGAATTTTAACATAATGTCATTTTCAAATCTTATTGCTTTTGTTACCTAAACTCCCAAATTTCGATGTAACCACTGGCGCCTGCGCCGCCGTTACCACCTTTGCTGTTAGGACCGCCTCCACCGCCACCGCCGCCACCAGCACCGTAGCCAGTAGCGTCGTTGCCTGGATTACCACTGCAGCCGCCGCAATTACCGCCAGCGCCGCCGAAACCACCATTGTTACCTGGACCGCCACCTCCGATGCCCCCGCTGCCGCCATAGGTACCGCCATTGTTGCCAGCTCCGCTGTTACCTCCTCCGATATTGATATAACCACCAGAACCACTACCACTGACACCACCATTACCGACGCCATTTTGGCCTCCAAGGCCACCGGAGCTGCCGCCACCGGCATAACCAGCATTGCCACCGTAACCGCCAGTTGCCGTTATCCCGGCAATAGTCGTACTACCACCGTTACTACCATAGGTGCCATTGTTACTAGCAGCACCGCCACTACCACCGACACCTCCAGCGCCAACAGTATATGAATAAGATGAAGCAGGGTTAGTAATAATTATCTCAGCATAACCACCCGCACCCCCTCCATGGCCGCCGCCGCCGCCGTAGCTAGCGCCACCGTTACCCCCACCACCGCCACCTCCGCCGCCTCCACCACCAACGGCTTTGATTAATAACGCAGTGACATTTGCTGGTTTATTGTATGTCCCACTACCAGGTGTAGTGATGCGAACGATATTGACTAGTTTGCCAGGTTGTAAAAATTGCGAGACGTTGCTCATGCCAATCTCTTATGTGATTACTCTTTTATTTCTCTTGTTAAATGAACTCCCAGATTTCAATAAAACCACTACCACCCGCACCTCCAGTACTTCCGCTAGCACCAGCACCTCCCCCATTACCTCCCCCTCCACCGCCGCCGCTAGTACCCGCGCCTCCAGAGCCTCCGCCGCCTCCACCTCCTCCATTGCCTCCAAGACCTCCGTTGCCGTTACTGCCGTTGGGGCCAGCAATAACAATATTACCACCGGCCCCAACACCACCAACACCACCTGCGCCAGCACTACTACTATTACTGATACCTCCACCGCCTCCAGTACCACCATTTGCTGTCATTCCAGCAATAGTCGTATTACCGCCGTTGGCACCATCACTACCTCTACTGCTACCGCTGTTACCCCCAGCGCCTCCAATCCCGCCTGCACCAACAGTATATGAATAAGATGAAGCAGGGTTAGTGATAATTATCTCAGCATAACCACCTCCACCTCCTCCTCCCCCGCCTCCACCGGCATAACCACCTCCACCTCCTCCACCGCCACCACCAACGGCTTTAATTAGCAACATAGTGACATTCGCAGGTTTATTGTATGTTCCACCACCGGGTGTAGTGATGCGAACGATGTTAGCTGGTTTACTAAATTGTAAAAATTGCGAGACGTTGCTCATATTAATTTTTATACAATTACTTAATCGTTATTAGATTGAGTTTCAATTTGGCCATTGTAGAATTGGAAGCTCTGCCTCGAATTCTTCCCATGTCGGTATTGGCCGCTGACCTGACTGTACATCATTCAAGATTTCATAACACTTCGCCCAGGTTGCATCGCGCACTTGTACACAATATTGTCCTTCAGCTGCGAATTTCGAGTTTGTGCTTGCTACATAAGTACATGCTGAGAGAATACCGTCATATCCACGCGTACGCGCAAAAGCATCAAGACGGGCTTGAACTTTTGCTGCAAACTCAGCAATGATTTCTTCTGGTGATTTAGTTGGAGGTGGAGGATTGACAAAAGTCAACCCATCCCATGTTGCTCCAATCTGTACCCACTCAGGTGCTTCGATAAGTGTGTATAAGTCGCCGTAACAATCAAGGGAAGGAACTTCCCATAAATCTTTTACAATACCGTCTTCGATTCTTGCTGCTCTCATTGACTGAACTCCCAGATTTCGATAAAACCACTACCGCCCGTACCTCCAGCGCCACCGCTACCATTGCTGTTGCCACCGCCAGCTCCACCACCGCCGCCGCCTCCGTAGCTACCATTGCTACCACTGCCGCCGTTACCGCTAGTACCCGCGCCCCCACTACCTCCACTACCACCACCAGCTCCACCGCCACCACCGTTACTACTACCGACGGTGCCGTTGTTACCACCGTTGCCGTTAACGTTAATATGGCCTTTGGTAGCGGTGGCGCCGCTACCACCACTACCTCCGCCACCGCTACTACCACCCGAGGCGGCACTACCACCGTAGCCAAAAGTACCACCATTTGCTGTCATTCCAGCAATAGTCGTATTACCGCCGTTGGTGCCATTACCGCCACCGCCGCCACCACTGCCCCCACCTCCACCAACCCCACCTGCACCAACAGTATATGAATAAGATGAGGCTGGGTTAGTGATAATTATCTCTGCATAACCCCCCGCTCCACCACCCCCGCCACCTCCACCTCCGCCACTTCCGCTAGCACCAGCGCCACCTCCACCACCCCCGCCACCTCCACCAACGGCTTTAATCAATAACGCAGTAACGTTTGCTGGTTTATTATATGTTCCACTACCGGGTGTAGTGATGCGAACGATATTGACTAGTTTGCCAGGCGGGAAAAATTGTGTTAGAGTACTCATATCAATCTTTTATGCAATTACCCAACCGTAAGTCGAATTGATATAAACTAAACGAAAATTAGCAGACTGTGAATCAACAGTCATATCTTCAGCAAGTCCCATTATTTTTTGTCCATTTCTACCAATCACGGATGTCGTTCCGCCATTGGCGTTGACTACTCTCACCCAATCTCCTGCTGATGGAGATCCAGGTAATGTTAACGTGATGCCAGCCGCGTCCAATACATAAGTTTTTGATCTAGTTGCTGTAGTGTTAGTGTTTATTACTGCAACTGAATCTTTGAAATCAACCAGACCAGATGCTGATAATCCGACTGTGGTGATTGTGCCATTTGATGTAAGATTTGGTACAGAAATACCGCTGGTAAAATTCGGCGCAGTATTTTTAAAAACTAATATCGATCCGCCAGTTATATTATATTCACCTGTTCCTCTTGATGTCATCTCAATCCATCCACCGTCGTTTATTGTAATTGAAGTAGGTCCAGTCACTGTTGTCAAACCAATCGCAGGAGAATAAATGAATTGACTTGCGTTTGTGTTGACTGTGAAACTACCCATGCCATAAATCAATACTCTACTACCAGCTGCTGGATTTGTTGTCGGGAGCGTTAAGGTTGCGCCTGGTTGAGCTTGAACGACTTTCCCCCAACATGTCGAAGGAAGCGTTCCGGTTGCTTGATTAGGCAATATACCACTGTAGTTTCCAACCTGACTGAGCTGAGCTGCATGATCGCTGTTCGTGGCGACCCCAACCGTAATTGGTTGATTGAACGTTGCACTTCCACTTACTTGCAATGATGTGAAGTAAGCGGCAATGCTGTTACTGTTGATCCAGTTAGCTAGAGTAGCTTTTATATTTGCCCATGATAGTTTTTTCAAGCTGAATGACGATTGGCTATCAGCCAAAGCCAATTCATCAGAATCATCTGGAGTTGTTTTTGATGTAGCGCTATCAATTATGGCCGAAATAGATTTCGGCTCATATCTGTTTGTTGTTGAATTATATGTAGCAACGTTGTTATTTGAAGCTCCACTAGAGGTGATTACACTTTGAATTGCATTTGAAGGAGCCGTCGAAACAAATTTGTTTTGTGACGAATCGAAAGCTAGAATATCACCATCATTAGAGCCGCTCGTACTTAAACCAGTACCGCTCGCGATCTCGTTAATTGCGCCAACAATAGAACTCTTATTGGACGTTGTTAGTGAAGATAATGATCCGATTTTATTATTAAGATCAGTTTCGACGTTAACAACGTCTTCGCTTATTTGATTTGTTTTTTGGCGCCACGTATTAAACGTATCTGTTGAGTAAACTGTTTTCTGAGTTGCCATCACGTTTCTCTTTTAGTAAATCGGTTGTTAAGTCTAGTTTAGTTCCAGTAACTAAGACTCATTTCCATTTATTATTTTTCTTATGAGCATGGCACAGTATTCTTTAACATTTTTATTTATCGCGAAATAATTATGGAAAATTTTGAATCATTATCACTTCTCTTTTAGTAACTCAAGAATCAAATCAAGCTTCGACTCTAAGTTTTTCACGCGTTTTTCAATGTTATTAAGCCTATCGGCTGATTTTGCACGAAGCAATGCAGCTCTATATTCTTTATCATTGCGATTTATGATGTAACTGCCATTTACTCTTACATAATCTCTATTATCTTTTATGATCTGTTCCATATTAAGTTATCGCTATTATCCTAAATCTTTTAAACATTGGAGGATTAGCTGGATTTTTAGAACGTCCCACTATCTTGACTTTGAAAGTACTAAATTCTTTAGTACCAAACACGTTTGGCATCAGTTCACTTAGAGTAAATTCAACTTCACGATAATCTAACAAGCTATTACTGATGAAATCCTTCCAGACTCCTTCAATGAGAGTCCAATTTTTAGTATCTATATCAATATTTTCCCATGGATGGAGAATTTTGATATAAATGTCAAAATCCGTATCTTGAGGCTTATAGACATCTACTAATATTTTTGCGTCAAGTGCAGGATTACGAAGCACTGCATTGCGTGTCACATATTTGAATACTTCACTTCCATTTACAGGATCAGTTTCAGGAGAGAATTGACTTGTTGCATTTGGACTTACAGCCATCACAGCAGGATCGGCAAATCCTACTCTATTTGCAACCCCAATTAAGCTAAAACTTTCAACGTTCACCACTGGACTTAATAATTTGTTAGATGTTTTAAAATTACAAGTAACTTTTATACTGGAATCCCCTGCGAGACGCCGAATTTCATTTAAACGACTCGCGAATTTGAGTGGTTTTCCGACATGAGTATCTTGTCCAGGAACGAAAAGTTTGGGCTCTTGACGAACATAATCATCAGACTCAAATAATCCGTTACATGCATGGCCGATGCCTGCTAATCGCCATTCATATTCAGTTCCGTGAGCAGTAAAACTGCCGCTCACATTGAACATTTCATAGCGTCGATTCACATCAAGAATTACATCTCCACCCGCAAAACCAGTTAAGTTGGCAGGTGTAGTGGTTTGTACAATAAAGCTATCTACGCTATCAACTTCAATAACAGTGAGCTCATCATTCAATTCTGCAAGAGGAATGCCATTGATATCAATATTGAAATCTTGATTAATAAATCCTGTAACGACATTACTAGGACCTAATGTTACGGGGTGTCCCATGAAATTTGTTACTAAGTAAGCATTATTTAGATTGGGTACAATGCTTTGTGCAGTGAAAGTCTGGCCTTGTAAGAAATAGCCTTTTATGTTAGTTAATTCACAATCTACTGTATTGTTCTGAGCTGCTTTCACGCTTCTGATAATCGCAGAACCAGTGCTGGTGGTAATTTTTTGTCCTATTACTAGTTGCCCCGAGCTAGCTGTAACATTCAAACGAGTAAATTCCCCGATATGGAAACTTACTTTATCACCGACTACTATGCCATGATTTTTGCAATGTACCCGAACTCTATGACTACCTGCTTCTGTTTCGAACGGGTCAGTGACTATTTCTTCATCATATAATGGTTTGTTTTTCAGTACAAGATTCATTTGATCATGTTTGAACCTTGCTCGATACATTACGTATTTCAAATCTTCGTATTGGCTAGCAGTCCATGTCGAGCTATTTTGCGATTTGAAAAGAGTCCCTAATGAAGGTTGTTTATCGATAATGAAACCTGGTCTCGTCACATCTTCTTGTCCTAGAACTGAAATCCAAACTCGAGTTTCTGGGGATGTAGACCCAACTATCAATGCGTATTCTTTTCCTCCTTCGATAAAGATCGGATAAGGGAAAGTCACGCGGGTAGAAGTTCTTCCCCTTTCATCAGCATTTATTTGACTCCAATCAAGAAAAGCCTGACCTAACAGAGTTTTGCCTGGATAACCATTTTCGGTATTTTTTATCTGAACTACAATACGGTCAGATTTATACACAGAATGGAACCAAAGATCAACTCCCGTGATAAAACAACTTTCATCGGCCCAGAAAGTTTGCGCTAAAGGATCCCAATCCCAAAATTCTTGGCTTGTTACTCCTAGAATTTGAGTAGTAGTGTTTTCCCATGTTTGTGTTTTAACAGTACTAGTTACTGTATTAACAGTTTGCATGCTATCATGAACAGTAGTATCAATCAACATAGGTGTTATCACATTCATAGTGGTGGCCTGTTTACTGATATCCAAGCCCCCTGCCCAATAAACGGCTTCAGCGCTTGTCATCAGCAAATCAGGATCACGACTGTCTTTCGGGTCATTTGTCAGACGGAATGTTTTCTGACCATTGAAAAATCTACCAGGAGGAATGCGGAAAACACCAGAAACATTCCCATTACTATCAACGATGATAGGCGTTCCGAATGTGCTTCCGGTAGTCAATGGACGACAATAAGCAGTCACATCAACACCATCAAAGAAAGCATAGAGACGAGTATTGGGTTTCATGCCTGTTGCATGGAACTCAATATCCCTTGATCTCATGTACGGTATAATACTGATATCTGTTACACGATCACCTAAGTTGTAAGAAGTAGTGCGAGTATCAAACGTCGTCTTGATACCACTGCGCTGCCAATCAGTAACAGTTGTGGTGGTTGTAGTAGTTTCTATTCCTCCTACAGTAGTCGTATCTCTACCGGTGGTAGTGGTGACAGTATGACCCCACACACCTGGAGCATTTTCATGCCATCCCAAATTGGGATTAAACCAGTAATCAACGCTCGTGTTCGTCCAATCGCGAGAAGTTGAAGAAGACCACGTCTGTTGTGAAGAGCTGGAGGAAACAGTAGAATTGACAGCAGTCCATGCGCCCCATTCAATTCCAATGACACCAGCTTTATTCGCGATTCTTTGGATGACATCTATGCCAGTATCGACGTTGACCACAAGATTGGGTTCGCGATGGACGTCACCCCACGTGTCATGATCAGGAGATAGAACCATCTTACCTTTTTTCTCATAGACTAAATATGGGTTTGTTGAAATATGTTTACTGGCATATGGCTGGGCATGCCAAAATTCACTATCATAATCAATCATTACAACATTGCCGAGTATCTTGGCATTAGTTGTGCTAGTAGTATCAACATCAAATCCCGTATGGAACATCGTATAGGAAGGACGCAACTCAGTCCTTTTCCTGTCCAAAGAAGCACGAAATTCACTACTTTCTAGGTTCGCAGCTTGATAATTCACGAAGTTGTCAGCCACGAACCCATTTTTGAAACGATCAAAACCATTTTCATCTTTGATTTTTAGTTCGGCAGTTTGCATTTCCAGCATCGTGAAGGTTGTATAATATTCAATATTGGAAATGCGCTCTTCCAATCGACCGATGTCGCGCATAGTATAACGTTTGTTTTCAATGAAACGCAATGAAATATCTTTCTTTATATCATAAACAAATGGCTTCATAATAACATGATATATTGCCATTTCATTTCCAGTTTCAATTCGAGGAGGAGATGGGGATTCGCTGCTTACACCTTTTTTCTGATAGACGTCACCATTTTTATTCACAACTATTGAATCAGTTCGAGGTAGATAATATTCAACGTCAGTATTGTACAAACTGTTGAGCGCGGGCTGTTTTATGTCAACCGTCGAGGAATCTAAAATCAAAGGACGAAAATCCAAACAACTCCTCATATCATAAATGAGGCCTGATGTGGATTTGTAGTAAGGAATATCTTCATAACCATAATCTAAGTTAGGATCATCGACGATGTTTCTGTAACTGTCAACAGAGAAGAAGTCGCCTGGTCCGTGTTCATAATAAGAAAAAGTTACTTCGAATCTGTCAGTTCCCGACCAGTTCGGAGCAGTAGGTTTCTTAGTTAGAACGATGGGGATATAGGCGAAATCATTTTGACCCATCGTCCAGGTAAAATGTTCTGTTACATCTGTTTTATTGGCAGGATTTGCTACAGGATATTTTTTTATACTTATAATTTTAAATAAATCAGCTTTAGATAAAGTAATTGTGCCGCTAGATGTGATTTGTAAATCAGACTCTGTAGTTGTGATAAGAGTCTTAGTCTTTTCGGTGACGTTGTTCTTTAGTACATTATGATAAAGAATAACTTGTTTACCCGCATGGGAGCTTGCATTAACAGTAATAGTTGTTTGTGTGATGGTTATGTTAGAAAGAGGAATTTTGGTGAATGATCCATTAGATTCGACAACACCGCAGAGCGTGTAAATTGGGTTCGCCAGATCGAAAAATTCACCAGAACCTGCATTCCATGTGTATTGGCCAAATGAATTCAAAGTTGCTTTGAATTTTTTGCGCGTGGTGTAATTTAAGCTACTGATTGTCGGGTTATCGACGTCATGTAAGCTCTTTATATGAGAACGCCCGATATCCCAAATTAGTGTAGATGCATTTGTATTATAGATTTTCGGTTTACCTGTTGCATCATCATTGACAGTTGTTGCGATGAAAGTAACCAGACCTGTATAATACAAACTTTTGACCATATCATAGGTCTTGTTGGGGTTCATCGTGATGCTTGCAAAATACAAGCGATACCGATCAACGCCACTTACTGTTGAATCGTATTCGACATCATAAACTTTTATTTTACCAATTACGGAACCTGTCGGTAAACCGCCACTTACGGGGCCGTCGTACAGATCGACGGTTTGGTTAGTGAAAATACTAGATCCAGTTGAAGCATCTGGAGAGAAAGCGCTGTTAGGTGCTAATGTTACCAGAACATAATTCAAGCTACCAATGCGATTGTAGTAGTTTCTGACTTTCCTAGTATCACGCGCCTTTTCAAGGAAAATCATTGATTCGGCTATACGTTCAACTAGATAACCTCTTATGTAGGCTTTACCGTCGCTCACGATTCCTACAAAGAGATTTTCATCACCACCCTCTTCTTTAGTGAAATATCCATTAGGATCATCTGGAGTTTTCTTCAGATGTTCGAAAAATTTCACTCTGAATGGAACAACTGTATAGTTGCCACTCTCATCATAAGTACGCTCGGCGAGTAGATCTAAGAGAGCGGCATAATCGGTACGAGAGCGAACATACTGAACAACACCTTTCGTGACGCGAACAAGAGTGATGAAGTTTTCACCATCCGAGAAATTCTCAGAACGAACTGCAGGAATTAAGCGAACGCGGGCACGATCTGCTCCATCCGCTGAATAATTGGGATAGCCAAGAGCATTATCATACAGACTTGGATCATCCTCTGCAGTAACGATGTCTACAACTACATCTAATCCTACCACATAACTTTCTTTATTGGCTGTATATTTTTCAGCTACTAATAATTCATGATCAATATCAATAAAATAACCATAAACATAATAAGTACTTTCTGGAATATTCCATAAAGTTCCCTTACCCGTAGGTGACAAATTAGGATAACTGTCGTTACTATTAGGGCAAGTAGGGCAACGAACCTTAACACTATATGTAACAATATCATTATCATCAACTACATCAATTACTTCTCCGTTCAGAAAAATATGCGTTTCTTGGTCGGCTCCAGTTAAGGTATAAGCAACGTATAAAGTATCAGGATCATCGTCAGTCGCAGGCACATGTTTTAATAAAACTGCTTCTATTTGACTAGTTTGCCCACGAAGACGTTTATCGATTAATTTATTGTAATCGATTGGTTTATTATCCCATGGGCTAACTGGATCTATTGTCACATAATGAGCATTCAAACGCGTCGGCGAAGAACCATTCACTTTCGCGCCATGTTTGAAAACATGATCAGCAAAACGTTGCAATTGATGGTGTTGAATGCTTTGAATTTGATTTAATTCACGCGCCTGAACTGGCTTGGATGGCTTAAAAAGAACTCGAACAAAGTTCTTTTTTTCATCGAAGTCATCAAAATACGGCTGTTTATTAAAATTCATTGTCATTTCTAGTACCGATTAAAGAAAGTGTTTGTTAGAATACAATCGCGACTTTAATATGTTCTTCCTGGCTTTCAGACCTCGTAACACTCTTAATGTTACTGAGATAGAGGATGTATCCAGTTCCAGGAACAATCTTATTTAATGAGCTGGAATTATTTGTAAATTCAGGATGTGCAGGTCCGATGTACTTGGCGCCAAACGCAAAACCTGACGAGTCTTTTACGTCTGCAATAATTCCAACTTGTCTGAAATCACTGCCTACACCTGTCAAGAAGTATGGATCATTTGTTCCGAGAACTGAGCTGATAATCGCAGTTGAAGCTCCCAATTCAGTAATAATGTTACTACCGTGACCGTTGATAGGCGCCATGATGGCTTTGGCTACGCAGCCTGCAATACCAGGAATAATCCAAACTTTTGCAGTCGTGTAATTCGAGCCACCATTAGTGATTGTTACAGATTGAATTTGGCCGCCAGAAATTGTTACGCTTGCGGTTGCACCCGTTCCGTCGCCTGTTATAATTGCAATGGCTCCGTCTGTATAACCATTCCCGCCATTAACGACCGTGCATGATGTGATTTGTTTCGTGGTTGGATTTATATTTGCATTAACGACAGCCCCCGAACCAGAAACGCCACTTTCTTTCACAATCGCATATGTTTCTGCATCGTAATTCGTTCCAGGAGTTGCAATTAAGACTTGACGAATAGTATTTGTTGCAGTTTTCGTTGCGAATGCACTCGCCCCAGTCCCCGTTCCAATGATAGAAACTGACGGAGATGTAAAAGCTCCTGTCTGTGATAAAATTTTAAATGTACTGATACTTTTAGGTAGGGCTGCCTGTTGAACTTGCCATTGAGATGAGCCATCATCATATGATTTGTACTCAATCGGTAAGAAATCACTTGTTAAGAATCCTGCGATGTCCGCGCTATCAACAGTACCCATATACTTCCATGCATAACCGTCAGCGAGGTTTATAACGCCAGTGCTAATTCCTGTAGGCTTACTGGTTGACGGCGATCCGTTATTATTATTCAAACACTTGTAGATCTTATATTCATCAGTTACAACATAAAAAGGATGTTCATATGCATTCGGATCAAACGGATCTTTTTCGCTGTCGTATTGAGAATAATATGCGCCGCTTGTCCAATTATATCTTTGAATTCCGAGTTTGATATCGCCTTCTTCTATTTTCTTCAGGCTGATAATATTGTTTAACGTGACATAATCTTGAGAATCGGATGTATTTGGGACTGGTGGAGAGTTTTCATCAGCCCAGGGATCTTTCCTCCCAATGAAAACGAACAGACCGCCTTGGAAATTATCGCTAGAAGGAAGAAATTCTACGAATACCCAGTTAACACCCCCGTCACTTTGAACTCCACTGACATGAGTTGGAGGAATATTACCTGTTGTTCCTGAAGAAGAGGCGACGTATTTAGCATTATTGTAATAAACGACCTTACCTTCAGAAACAGTCATGCCAGGAGCCCACAAATCAGGCCGCTTTGTTCTTAAAGAATTTATGAAGCTGCTAGATGTAAAGCTTCTGATGTTTTGACTAAATTTTGCTGGCATCTTTACCTCAGCTGTTATACAAGAGAAATTTCAGGATCGATTGTCTCTTGAATTTGTCTTTCTTCGCGCGATTCGAACGCTGCTACTAACGAATCAAAATATCCACTCGGATATGTAAAATTATTTGAGAATTTGATTATGTCCATGTTATTTATACTGAAAATTGTGCTACCTTTGGTTTCTTCAATATAAGAATTATAAGTTAATTGAGATCCTAAATTTGGCGAGTAATTATTTGCTGTTGTTGAGAAGATCTCATCGAGATATATATCAATTGTTCTAGATTCTAATGTTTCATTCCTCGTTTCAAGTACTTGTTCTATCAATTCTCCGAAGTCACCGACAGAATACGCGAATTTATCCAAGAACTTGACAATATCGAGCTCATTCACACTAAATATAGTGCTCTTACCAATTCTCTTGAGATAAGAGTCGATTTGAATTCTAGAATTAAGAATGATAGGATATATTAGAATCTCTTCAATTCTTCTTATCGATTTGCTCTGATTAAATTTCAGGTATAAGTTGAGAGGAAGCGCTGTTTCGCTGAGAAAAACATTAAATCTTTTGTATCCTACAGGATGTACTAAGTCATCGACAATATCATTGAATTGTGAACTATCTACTCTACTAGTGATGACATACGAAAAGTTCTGGAAATAGTTGCTATCATGAATGAAACAATCATGACCTAGAACACCTTGTTTGTTCTTGAAAATTAATTTTTTCTCACTCAAACATTTGTTTGTGATAATTTCAAATGAAGCGCCAGTTCCTCTCAGACTTGAGACGGTTACGCTAGGGGTTTCGGAAATGAATTTCCAATATTCATCAAGAATCTCAATGCTTTTTATTCCGCCGATAGTAGTGGAAGTTCCTATTACTTCTGCACCTGTTCCATTTTCAGAAACAACTACTAGCCGTGGAATGTCGTCATAATTGTAACCATGACTCCAAATTTTTACTTTCAATATCTGGCCAAGAGATCCAACTTCACTAACTGTTGCGAAGAATCCTGAACCACTTTTTGTGTTATTTTCAGCTTTGATGTAGTCACCTACGACATAACCGTGACCGCCGTTTACAATATTGATTCCTGATATTCCGCCTGTGTAGACACTTTTTACGCGAATAAGTCCTTTAATTTCTGTTCCGTTGATAATAATCTCATCTCCTGGCTTGTACAGAATCCCAGGATCATTAATTTTCAATTTCGCACATTGAAAAATCGTTTCAGTTACAGACGTTTCTCCGTCAGTTATGATTATATTTTCGAGCGGAGAGAAATCTTCTTTAGACTCACTTACTAAAATTTGTAAGTATTGAATATTATTGAAAACAATAGGAGAGATTTCTTCAACGGATAGAGAAGTTTTACTTCTTTCGCCAACTATCGAAATGTTCGATAATCCGCTCCGAATAATTCTCTCATACTTATCGCTGCCGAAGTTATTAGCTGTTGTTAAAATCAGATGGCCCGTGACATGTTTCGCGTCACTCAGTGAGAAAAGTTTTTCTCTCGGGTAACTGATCGCGACATCTTCTCCACCACCAAACAATACTTTGAATAGATATCTAAAACTCTCAAAACTCCCGCGACTCAAATAGAAATCGCGAAGAGTTGAAACTAGCATACTCTTGCTTATTTTAAGTGGTCGCTTGAACCTCCATCCAAGCTCAGAAATGATTAGATCAACGTAAGGTTCAATCTGGTTATTGACTTCTTGGTTTTCCCAAAATTCTGTTAGAACGCGAATGAAATTCTCATTAGTTTCAAGCCATCTGTAAAAATCAACAATCAGTTTGTGTGCGGCAGGGTATTCCTGAGTTATAAAATTCGGAATCCTGCTTTCAATTTTAGGAAAGATTGGGTTACGCATAACCAACAGTTACCGTTACATTATTGAAGATGATTATATTATTCAAGTAAGTTTCAATGTCAGGTATTTCTGGAACGGCAGTGAATTTCATAGTGCCGTGAGTAGTATCAGCACTATCGCCGCTAGTTATATCGAGATCTAAAATAACTCGCAGAAGACCTTTTCCATATTCAATTGTGCCAATAGAACGATTTATTGCTTTTATGTTATTATTATCAACGATCCATAGACCGCCTTGCATATCATCAACAATTTTACATTTTTGGCGGCCAAAATCAAATTCAGAACTCACTAGCGATCCAGGTTTTACTTTATTTCCGAAGAACACAATATATTCGCTGCTTGTCCTATATGTAAACTCCAAGATTTTCGTCATTTTCTTTGCGCTGTATATTCGCGTAATAGATGGCTCTCCTTCGCGAATATAGTCAAGAAAATCTACTTCACTCAAACCTGCATCAAATCTATCTAACTTCTCAATGCTGTACTGCATAGCCTTATCGAAAACATATTTCTGAAGTTCGCCTATTGTTTTCGATGTTCTGGACTGACTAAATTTAACAAAAATGTCGACGTCGACAATAAGATATTCAGGATCCACTATCTTGAATTTTGTGCCGACAGTTCCGTACTTTCCTAAAATCTTTTCGATATCTTCACGAGCAGATCCGCTTAATTTCAAGCCTTTCTTAGGTTTTACACACACAAAAACAGTTCCATAATCTTTAATAAAATTCTTTTCGCCGCCCCAGACGCTAATACTATCGATATTGCGAAATTCGCTAAGTAAAACAGATTTATAATCGCTTTCAGTGACAATTCTATTTTGTCTGCGATAATGGTGAGGGATGTTAAATCTCATCTCATCAATAGTTTCACCTTGCATCCCCCCGTTGCTTACCTCGGTTACAATTGTCGAGAATTCTGTGAAGAGTATGACGGTATTACGAATTGAATCTATTCGCTGCGGTTTGACAAAAACCATAGACTTACAGCCATTTCCTGACTCACCTTTTGTCGACAGATATACAGCTTCTATAACATTGCCGCTACTTAGTTTTCTGCCGAATTGATCATTACCGAAAAATATTTCATAATACCCTTCTTCGTTCGTACTCAAGTAGAAGACTTCACTAAGAGCATCTATTTTGAATAAATTGCTTGCGAGAGAAAATTCTTTCTTTTCTGTTGAATTTTCATTATCGAATACACTAATACGAAGCGTGTCGATGTCTATAGATTCATCTTTAATAACAAATCGCTGATTGGGATCATTCGCGTCAACTTTGAAACGCCATTTTTTCAGAGTTCCTTCGTAAACGGTAAATTCAGGTGATGTGTAACGAACTTTGTGATTTCCGTTGCTGATGTATTCTTCTCGTTCAGTACATATAACGTCATCAATAACATAAAATGTTCTGCTATCGTTCTCTGCGTTGGCGCCAGAAAAATAACTTCCTCTAGGAATGATAACACTTTTGCTATCAGGTTCCTGGTCAATATTGGCAGAACACTTCAAAATTACTTTTGCGCGTGCACTGCGCATACCCCTAGGGATGTATCCGTTCAATTTTGCTTTACTGAGAAGCGTTTCTCGACGAACCGCGCTATCAATAAAGCTTTCATTCAGTAACATTTTGACATAATACCCTATGTAATGGGCATTATAAGCAAAAATATTGATGAGCGAATTTATTCCGCTTGCTTCAAAATTGTAATCTCTGTAGGTGGGGTCTTGTTTTAGAAACTCAATGAAATTTGCTTTAATTTCATTGAAATCTAATCCGTTAATTGGAAATGAAGGTTGCATTATCGAACCCTTTGAATGTAGAAACTGATTTTATCTGTTATTAGTAGGCTTTTAACTGAATATGATACTGTTATTTCATATCCAGACTCATCATTGGTCAGTTCAACGTTAATATCGTTTACTATTACTCTCGGTTCGAAGGTTCTTATCAACCATTCAGCTCGCGTTCGAATACTCGCTTTGATGGGATTGCTAGGTGGATCGAACAATGCGTCTCTTAGATGGCTGTGATGGATAGATGAAAACGGAACGTCCCATTTCTCCCAAAGAAAGAGATGAAGTAAAGCCCTCTTTACCGCATCTGCGTTTACTTTCGGAGTTATATCACCTGTTAGAGGGTGAGGTGTTAGAGAAAGATCTAGATCTTTGTATAAGATATTTTCTCTCATCGCTACCCGCCAACGAAAACGTTATGGGATCCTGTCGCGACTTTACTTCCACAGGCGACTGGATCTCCTACTCTTCCTGCACCCTTTCCGTTAACAAAAACTGACGAACTTCCTTTCTGAAGAACTGAGCTATGACAAGAAAAATTACAACAATGTATAGCCCACGAATCACCTTCTCTATGGAAAGGACGACCGTTTACAAAAACATTTGTGCTCCCAGAGACACATTCTCTAGGAGGGAAGCATCCGTGACCTGTGCACATGTCGTGTAATCTACATGCAGCTTTTCCCATACGCCGTCTTAATTGAGAAAAATCTTGCTGGCCTTTCTTGCTTCAGTTCCGCCTGTGTCTGACGTTTGGTTTCCATTAACTTTTAATTGGAAATCGCCTTCTACGGTCAAGTCGTAGTTTCCATGAATGAGCTCTCTACAATTTCCTTTGATTTCAATGTCAGCATTTCCTTCAACGAGGATACTACCTTTTCCAACAATATCTACTTTACAATCCCCTTTAATGAGAATGTAACCATCTCCTAAGATTATTTCGTAATTATCTGTTACTACTTTATGGACTGTTTTACCATCAGGATGAACTTCTTCGAATGTTCCGGCTTTATGGTATCGATGTAAGCGTTCTGCGCCTGCTGTATCATCAAATTCTTCAATATGACCGCTCTCAGTTTCGCGTACGTGATTGAAAGGGTACTTCGCATTGTATGGTGTTGGAGGTTCTTGCCATTCTCCCCCGAATGCAATTCTTGCTGTTTCAAGAGATTCTTTCTTTATCTTAACAATAGTTTCGTCAATATTTTCATTGCGAGCTAAACGATTTGTATCTTGTTCGCCATAAGGATAGGTAGGATATTTGCCGTTTGGATCTTTGAATCCAGCTCCTTCTAGTTGGTTCGGTTGAGGTCTTCCACCGAGTGTTCCTAAAATAATCGGATGCTGAGCTTCATGACCATCTGCAAAAAATCCTATAACTGTAGTTCCTTCGACGATTCCTGTCGGGCTGAATCCAATGCCACTCATAGCTGCGCTTATAATTGGTTGTACGGGTATAGCCCAAAACAGATCATCTTTTGGTATCTTACCTGTGTCTGCGGTATGGTACCCATAAATTCGAACGCGCACACGACCGATTTTTTCAGGATCCATTCGATCCTCCACAACACCAATCCACCAAACAAATTCACCATAACTGAAAGCATTATTTCTTATTTGTCTATTATTCATTTAATCTTTACCTCATGACGTTTCTTTATCAACTCATAGTTGATGAAGTATGAATGTTTACCGAAATAGTGACTGATAGCCACGACTAAATATCTTCCTTTGAATTGTTTATCATAAACTTCATTTTCGAAATCTTGTTGTGATGGTAGATCTATATCTACCGTGTGGCCTAGTGCTTCCCAACCTTTCACGCCTCCAGGAAGTTGAACGATGAGCTTATCTTGTTCAAGCTTCATTAGGCTACTTCTGCGACTACCAGACCAATCTGTAGCAGAGTCGAATATTGTTTCTCCGTTCCCAGATAATCCTGGGTGTTTCGGTAAGAAAGAAATATTAGCATTCTCTTGTTCGAAGAGATCCTCATTTTTCCAGGGTTTCTTTTCGGCATCAGCAGCAACATCGTCGCCGAATTTGAATTTTTTCTCATTCCAAGTTTTATCGATAAAATTAAATTGCACTAGTTTGTTGGCATATAATCCACTACTTATGTTACTCATCACATCATAATGTTCGAAATGATAATTCGTTATGCATAAATTATAATCTTCTTCTAAGTTGCCTGATTCGCCACGAATATTCGATGGTCTCATTTTGAATTTGAATATAGGAGATTCATTATACATACTTTCAATGCTTTTCATCGCATATTTCTTGTCATCTCGCATGAAAAACATCATATCCGCCGCGCCATTACATACAGCTACTTTACACATCAGATGCGCCGCAGTAAATGGACTTAGATTCGAAATGATAGTGCTAATTTGATTGCTAGCAGAATCTGCGTCAACTGTGCCGTCTAAGTATTCTTCGATTATTGAGCTACAGATTTGATCTGGTTGGCGATTTCTGTAACTTTGTAAAACTCTAATCCCTTGGTTTTTGATGAAATCTTGGGATACGCAGCTGATGGTATAAAATTGCTGCATAGAATTTTCAAATTGTTTGTCACCTATCCCGAAAACGACAAATTTGAATGTTTTTTCACCGTCAGTTTCACTCTTTAGATCAGTTTTGACTGATATGGCCACTTCACTTCCTGGTACAATAGGAACATTCATCATCATATTATTTGTATCGTTCAAATCAATTGACGCAGTCCAAGTAGGACTAAAGATATCTTGGAATACCGTCACACTTAAGACAGATTCAGTGATGTCAACGCTATCAATCTTGACCTCGAACTTAGCGAGGTCACCTGGCATTGCGCTCTTTTCGAAAATCATCTTGTGGCGCCTTCTAGAATTCTCTGATACTCATCAACGAAACGCGCTATAGCCTTCGGGTTGACAACAGATATCTCTCTACGCTTCTCATTGAGTTCCAATTCATACTGGTAATTAGTGACAGGAATTATTTCACTCGGGAAATTAGGCGTTCCGACGAGAAGACGTAAACGAGCATCATCGACATCATCGCAAATTCTATCTATAGCAGTATCATAAAAATGATGTATGCCATATAAACCGTCGGGATATTTTGCATCAACGAATTTTTCGAGTGTCGAACTATCCATGTACCATTCAGTCATAGGATCTATGATGTTATTTATAAACAGGATCGTCCAATAATATTTCGGCGTTTTGTATAGTTTTTCAGAAACACTTTCAGGAAGATCGCCATCTTGGATGATATATCTTTGAAAAAGAAATATATCATCCATTCTATTGCGTTTGAGAAGAAACGCCGTTGTAATATTAACAACGTAATTTGGATGAGTTCCGTCTACGTTGTAGTTTATTCTCGGAAAGTACTTGAAGAAAGACATCAGTACCCCTCATTTACATCGTCACGAAGAACGATCTCTATTTCCGTAAATCGCAAGTTCAGAGTAATTTCAGCAGGAAATCCATCTCGAGTCATGCTCCACATGCCAGAACCAGTATAATCCGTATCAATCCCAACCAAAACGCAACGTTTGAATCTATTTAACCATGGATTGCGGTTCTGGCCATAATGATACTCAATGGTAAATTCATTAGGATATCCTAAAAGATAGTCGCCTGATCCTCCTTTCCCTGGGGGTAATGAAGCCATTCTGAGAGATTTTATCATATCATGAATTGTATCTATGTCTTGGCGGCTGTGAGGATATAATTTGAATGTAAACTCAAAAGTTCTGAAATCGACGCCACGAAATAACATTGTCAAGTACGGATTAGGAATTTTTTGCTGAGTCGCCCCCATCAAAGTCTCAGCAGAAGCATTGCTGCCCATTTTTTGGGCAATTGAGCTGGCTATATTGAATTTTGCCCTTGTGACACCAGCTTGATATATATTAGACAGTGCTGATCCTGCTCCTATTTGTCCGTTCATTAATTCCGTACCAAGACCCGCAATAACACCAAGTTTTTCAGCATCCCAGCTAACAGTATTTGGATTTACTAAACGTTCAGGCATGTAGAGAGTATATGTATTCGTTGGGCTAGATGAATTCCTATCTTGTCTTTCCCACTCTTGAAACAGAATAAAAGCTTGAAATAGATCTCCTACATTTGCAGGATACTTGTAATCTGCCATGGTCAGGATAAATAGCTTACTGAATACATGTATTTATGAAAGAGTTTAGATGTCTCGAGAACATTACCAAGGAAGATACAGGGTTCGAAATCCTGAAAAATATGTAGGGGATGTGAAGGATGTAGTTTTCAGGAGTCTCTGGGAAAGAAAATTCATGATCTGGTGTGATACTAATCCTAGCGTTTTGAAATGGGGCAGCGAAATTTATCCAATTCAGTATTATAGTAAAGTCGACGGAAAGGTTCGTAGATATTTTATCGATTTCTTCGTACAAATAAAGAAAGCTGACGGATCTATTCAGAATCTCGCAATTGAAATAAAACCATTTTCGCAAACTCAGCCCCCTGTTCGTGGAAAGAAAAGAGAAAAGACATATATACAAGAATGTCTAACTTATCAAATCAACCAAGATAAATGGGCAGCAGCTCGTGAGTGGGCCAAGAAAAATGACTTTGAATTCATCATTCTGACCGAGTACGACTTAGGACTCGCAAAGAAAAATGAGAAAAAGAAAGATTGAGGATAAAGTAAGGAAAAGCGGCAATAATGCCAAAAAGCTTGCGGCTAACAGCTTGAAATGGTTTTATAATCAAATCAAAAGTACTGCGAGTGCTTTCCCGAAAAATACTTTCAAGCCAGTCAAGGATCCTTTCATTGGCGGAATGTTTCATTTCATTTATGACCCTAAATGGAAAGAAGAATTGCCTTATTGGGATAAATTTCCTCTAGTAATTCCCATAGAAGCTTATAACGACGGTTTCTTGGGATTAAATCTCCATTATCTTCCACCAATACTGAGAGCTAAACTACTTGACGCATTGTTAGAATTAAAAGAAAAGAGTCCAACCAATCAATCATACATGCGCGTAAGTTACGAAATTCTCAAAGGGACGGTTAAACAAAATCTCTTTCAGCCTTGCTTGAAACGTTATCTTGCAAGTCATATAAGAAGTAATATCGTTAGCATAAATGAAGATAGCTGGGAAGAGGTTGCTTTTCTTCCAACACAACAATTCCAAAAAGCCTCGCATAACGAAGTTTGGAGAAATGCGAGATGAAGAATGATGTCAGTATAAAAAGTTTTTTAGCAAAACTCGGAACAGGATTGGCCAAACCTTGTCGTTATCGAGTTGAATTCAATTTACCTCATGGTCTTGATGTTAATCCTGATACACCAAACATGAATAGTGATAGTGCAGCTGCTCGCATCAGATCCGTGGAGAAAGAATTTAACCAAAATGGTTTAGTGAATGTGTTATGTCATACATGTAATTTTCCACAGCGTTCTTTGTTAACTTATGAGCATAAACAATTATCAGCTCCCTACAGAGTTCCATATTCACAGGCTTATGATCCTGTTACATTTAGTTTTTATGCTGATTCAGATTACATTGTGAGAGAATATTTCGATGTCTGGCAAAACGCAGTTGTAAACATTGGGGATAATACAATAAATTACTACAATGAGTTCACTAGTGATGTTAAAATTTATGCTATAAATGCAGCAGGTAAAGATACTTATTCTGTTACTCTTTATGAAGCATACCCAATTAATATCGGTATAGTTGATCTCAGTTATAGTAACATGAATGCGACGCAAACAGTCACGGTAACTTTGAGTTATAAGTATTGGGCTTCGAATTACAATGACACGGCTGAAAATAGAACCCAATGACATCTAAGTTGTATGAAAATCCGTGGCTGTTTAATGGAGAGCCATTTCTGGATTGTGGCAAATACGCAGGTTTTGTTTATTTGCTAATAGATAAGGTGACTGGTAAACGATATATTGGTAAGAAATTTTTCTGGTGTAAACGTAAAGTACCAAACAAAAAACGTCGCGTGACTGTTGAGAGTAATTGGCGAGAATATTATAGCTCATGTGATGAAATCAAGAGGTTAGTCAAAGAGCATGGTAAACAGAGATTTGAACGGCATATCCTGAGTATACATGAACTTGAGCGAGATGTAAATTACATGGAAATCAAACTTCAGTATATGCTAGGAGTTTTAGAAAAAACAGATGAAGAAGGAAATATGCTCTATTACAATGGAAATATCTCAGGAAAACATCATGCTCATCTAGTCAAAGGAATTGAAGAAAGAACCAAAACCGTTGATTCTGAAGTTTTGAGAACTTTAGTAGTCTGAATTTAGTTTCTCCATAACATACCTCACACGATCTTCAAGATTGATCATTTGTAATGGAATGACGTGAAATTTCTCAGGATGTAGATAGTTAACTCCGAATGCTAGTATGTTGTTGTTAATTGCGGTCCTGTAAATATCTCCCAGAAAAATCTCTCCTTCTTTACCGACTTCAGGCACTACAGGAATGCCTGGTTGTACAAGAAATATCTTATCAAAATGTTTCTGAGCTAAATCAATTACTTCGTCGACATAGGATCTCGTGGCATTGGACCATAAATTGCTACACGTATGATCCAGAAAAGCAAATAGATACCCAAGCAAGTCAAGAGGAGTCCTATCAGCGACGAAGGCTTTTTCTGCTTTTTCATATTGTCCTCTTAAGTAATCTAGTAAACCAAACTGAATCTTCAACCTTTCAGAAAATACAACAATATCGGAAGGAGAGGTTTGAGTCTCCTTCCAGATAGGAGCTTGACTAACATTAGTAACAAGAAAATGAATTCCTAGTTGATCAGCAATAATTCGAGCGAGTGTAGACTTCCCTGTCCGATGTGCTCCACAGAAACCAATTCTCATATCACGCAACCTTCAATTATTCACTTTCTTGACTTCGCAAGTACTTACGAATTTTTTGAATTTTCCTTCTTGCGTCAGTTCAGTAGTGAACGTGTCGTTTTTACAGTTCATCAAGTAGGATCTGAAAGCACTCTCAGTCGCCTGACGAGCATCACAACCTGTGATTATGATGGCTAAGATCAAAACAAAAAGAGATCTCATTTTATTCCTCCCGTTTCATAAAAATTTCTACTAGAATAACTTCTACAACCAGAAACAAGGTGTAGAAAATCAACACAGAGATGTAATATAGCAGCAGATATGAGACGAATTCATGATAATTTATACTGACCAATTTATCTTGAGGAATTGCAGTCAACAAAAAGATGAATGCGCAAAAGTTAGCCAAGACAACTGAAAAGAATCTCATATTCTTCATTCCTTATGAGCCAACATGCAGTCTTATTTACTTGATCACCGAAATCGCAGCGCTGGCGCTATTGCCTGCCGCATCGCTCGCTTGCGCCTGGATGGTGTGGGTGCCAGCGCTAGCACTGCGCGTGTTCCAAGTATAGCTTAAGGTAGAGCTA